GTCAGGGCCCGCCAGCCGCCGGGCCCTGACCCGCCCCCGGCGGCATGGGCATCGGCGGCCCGCCCATGGCGCCCTGCTGCGCCATGAGCTTGGCCTGCTGCTCCCGGTCCTTCTTGATCTTGTCGTAGTCGATGTCGAACCCGAAGTCGACCGCCATTCTCTGCTCCAGGTCCAGCATGAACTCGGGCGTGACGTTGGCCTGCATTCCCGCCGCGGCGATCTTATCGAACGTGTCCTGCACCGCCGCCTTCTGCTCGCTGGTCAGCGTGCCCCACTTGAACTCCGGGTATTTCCCGCTGCCGAAATTCCAGTCCACGAACCTCGGGAAGATATACGTGTTGATCATCTCGGCCATCTCCTCCAGGATGCCCTCCAGCATCAGGAAGAAGGTCACGTCGTCCTGCTTGCCGAAATCCACCAGCGTGCTGTCGCCCTGGCCGCCGCCCTGCTCGTTGTCGAACCACTGCGCGAGCACCGACTTGGACATCTGCGAATTGTGGTGGTTGATCAGGCCCAGGAAGTCGAACCGGGCCGCCGCCTCGTTCAGGGTCTGCACGGTCCAGTCCGCCGACGGCACCGCGATGTACTGGGCCAGGCCCAGCTGGCTCAGCGCCGCGATGAAGTGGTCCTTGTCCGCGGCCGGGGCGTTGGGCACCATGGTGCCGATCCGGAGCCCCACCGCGGCCCGCTGCGCCGCCAGGTGGGCGATGTAGTACAGCTTCTCCTTCTTGTCGTAGTGGTAGAACGCCGACTCGAACATCGACACGCCGTAGAACGGGCGCTCGGCCTCCTCGTGCGCGTAATAGAGCGCAGTTTCCCTGGGGAGCTTGACATCAATGGTCCGGCCCTGAAAGAAGGTGCGCTGCCGGAACCCGTTCCACTTCCCCTGGCCGTCGAGCAGGAATGTCAGGGTCTCAGACGGGCGCCAGTCGATTTCCCGGAGGGTGATTTTCCCCTTATTTGGCCCGGTCTTAGGAATCCAGTAGATCATTTCCCAGGCCGAGAACCCGTTGAACAATGCCAGCAGCATCTGCTTGACGAACCGGGAGAAGGAATGCGTCATGCCGCCGGCGTTAGCGGGCAGGAACAGCAGGTCCTTGCAGAACTTGGCCTCGTCCACCCCGCCCACCATGCCGTCGACCGGCACCACGTCGGCGTTCTTGAGGCTGGCCAGCAGCGGCTTGGTCAGCAGCCGGAACAGCGCCCTGGCCTGGCCGTCCCGCCTGCGCATGGTGACCAGCTGGCGGATGGAGACCGGGTCGTCTCTGAAGACTTCCCAGGATTAAGGAGTCCCGGTAGGGCGTGGCAAATGGTAGGAATCGCTAAGAAGTACGGGACACCTACCGCAAAATTCTCTCCTTCAGGAGGTGGTTTCGGAAGAGCCTGCGTCTCAGGCAGGACATATCCTTCCTGACCCTAAACCGAACCCCTGCGTCGTGACTCCCATACCGCCCGGCGGCTGGAGACGTGACTCATAGGAACCTTGCCCTGGTCCTGGGGTACTCATGGGGCATCACCTCCCCTCACACGAGAGAGGCAGCGCCTCGGACAACCTGTTCACCTCCCTCCGTATCGACCCTCAGCAGCGCCTCGACAAAGGAAGCGCTCCGATGGCCGCGGGGCCACGTCAGCGGGCGGGGGGCCGCCAGGCTAGGCAGAGACCTCGGTGAGGTCTCCAGGAGTTGAACCTGGAGTGGAGGAAGCCTGGCGATGGCCGCCCGCGAAGCCGGGCCAGCGGAGAGCCGGGATGCTAGTCAGGTTGGCTATGTCCGCGGGGCAGGGCCCCGCAGGCATAAGAGGGAAGGAAGCGTCCCGATGGCCGCCGGCATTCAGTTGTGTGAGGCAGGCCGGGGGGAGAGCGAACGGGCTAGGTTCCGTATCAGGGGGTGAAGGAAGCCCGCTCATAGCCCCCCGGCCTGTTCAGTTGTAGGTCGTGCCCCGATCCTAAGCCGGGACCAGGCTGCCCAGGTTCTCCAGGGTGAACACCCGGGCGTCCCGCGGCAGCCCCTCCGGCTGCTCGATACCGATGTAGGTCACTTCCGAGCCCTCCGGGGCACCGCCGTCAGCGAACAGCTGCGGCACCATGAAGAACTGGGCCTTGGCCTTGAGGGCCTCAGCGATGTAGCCCACCCGCAGGTACTCGCGCTCCATGATGCCGCGCGCCAGGCCAGCGGTGGTGACCTTGTTGTCCTCGACCTGGGCGCCGCCGAAGAAGTTGAGGGCACCGCGCAGGTACAGGTGCACCCACTTGGCGTACCACTTGCCGTCCTCGCCGCGGTAGAACACCAGCGGCATGGCGGTGCGGTGCTCACCGGCCAGCGCGCCCTTCATCCGCACCGTGCGCGCCTCGAACGGGGCTCCGGCCTGCATGCCCTCGCGGGTCATGAAGCCGAAGAAGTTCTCCTCGACCTCGGAGAAGCCCTCGCCGGAGTACACGTACACCTGCGGGATGACGTAGCCGCGCCGGACGCCCAGCGTGATGTCGATGAACTCGGTGGCGCCGTTGGTGGCGTCGGTGATGTCGCCGGAGTAGACCGCGCCGTCGGCGTGGTAGCTGGTCCAGCTCACGTGCGACATGTTGCCGAACTGCTCGTCGGTGAGCAGCGCGGACAGGTCGAAGTCGGTGCGCTGGGAGCGCTGCTTCCAGTACACGAAGAACCGGAGCAGGTCACCGCCCACCGGGATGACCGAGCCGCGCGGCCACACGCCCAGGCCGTCCGGGGTGCCCTTGCCGCTGAGCGGCAGCGCGGCCCCGGCGATGGCCGGGTCGATGACCAGCGTGCCGGTGTCCGGCAGCCGGCGTAGCACCTCGGCGTCGATGACGCCCAGCACGTCGCGCACGGCGCCCTCGTCCAGCGGCACGCGCGGGTCGCCGGTCACCCAGGCCCGGCCGCGCCGGTTGACGAACACCCGCGGCACGCCGCCCTTGCGGGCGCGGTTCATCAGGTGCTCGCGCACGCCCAGCAGCACCCGGCCGGACACCCGCGGGGCCGAGGCCTCCAGGTGATACAGCGCGTCCGCCCTCATGCCCGGCCGGGATTCGCGCAGAATCCGGTCCGCGGCACGCCACAGCATGCCCGGCGCGGCCAGCAGCACCCGCGCGGCCAGGTCGGCCCGGCCCGAGCGGAACTCGTACTCGGCCACCGACGCCAGGCTGCGCGCCTGCACCTCGCCGCGGGCCACCGCGAACACCTCGGCCGCGGCCGGGTACTCGTGCGGGTGGATGCGCTCCGCGAGCCGCTTGAACTGCTCAGCCCGCTGCGGGACGTCGCTGCGGCCCACGTGCCGCAGCGCCGCGGCCAGCAGGCGCCGCTGGGCGCGCGGGAACGAGGCGAACTTCGGCGGCGTGGCCAGCGTGACGTCCGAGCCGGACAGCTCGGCGGCCAGCCGCAGCACGTCGGTCGCCGTGCGGACGGACGGGGCGGCGCCCTGGCGGACCCGGACCGCGTTGATGACGGCCAGGTTCTCGGCGACCTTCACCTCCGGCACCGGCATGCCGGTGCACGCGTCGGCCAGCTCGCGCAGCGCGTCCAGGCTCTCGCCGGACAGCGGCACGGCCGAGCCGGCCAGCTCGGCGTACAGCGCCCCGGCCTCGGTGACCTGGTCCTGGCCCAGGTGGATGACGGTCACCCGGTCACCGAGCAGCGGGATCAGCTCGTCGTGCCGGGCCAGCATGTCCTCGTAGCTGTGCTGGTAGGTGCCGTAGCCCGGCAGGCTCAGCAGGTCCACGAAGAACCGCGCCTCGTTGGTCAGCGAGTTGACCGCCACGCCGCCGCGCACTCCCACGCGCTCCCGGACGGCCTGCTCGATCAGGCTCATCCAGAACTCCTCGGTGTCCGGGACGTTGCGCGGGAAGTCGATGAAGTAGGTGTTGTGCTGGCGATGCGCCCCGGACAGCTCGCGGGCCCAGCCGATGACCTGGACGGCCTTGTCGATGACGTAGGCCGGGTGCATCGCGCCGAGCGCGGCCAGCAGGCCGCCGGAGCACTTGAAGCCCAGCGTCATGAGCACGGCGTCGAGCTGGCGGGCCTGCACGGTGCCGTCGCCGTGATGCCCGGCCGGCCGCGTCACGCGGTGCTTCCGGTTGAAGATCAGCTGCTCGATGTCCACGCGGTGCCTCCTGCCCTGCTCTCGTCGTGCTTGTCTGCAGTTAAATCTACGCTTGTACTTGACCCAGGTCAAGACCGACCACAGCGTGAGCATTTCCGATGTACAGCTGGTGCGCTGGTTCTGGGACGAGTA